AAGAGCTCGGGTTGTAGCAGTTACAGTCTGCTTTTCGATTGAGAAAGACATCTCAGCGAATGCATTGTTAGCTGCATCACCTAATGCTTCACCGAAAGCAAGACTAGCACCAGCATCAGCAGTATAAGCGCCTGGCGAACCATCGTTTAATACAGCAGGGTTAGTTTCACTGTTAGATGAAGTACCTGCACTGCCTGGAATGTTGCTATCAGCATCGTTTGCAGAGAAAGCAGATTCTGGTTCAGCGTACATTGACTCTGCGCCAGTTTTGCTCTTGAAGCGTGAACGCATTGCAAAGATAAGACCAGTTGGTCCTGTCATTGGTTGCACACCAGCAATATCATAAGCGATAAGGTTTGGCATGGCGCGGCGAACTAGTGAGATCATAATTGGATCCCAGTTAGCTGAACCTGATGAGTTGTTTGCAGGCGCAGCTTCTGATAAGAAGGCTCCGTCTTCACGCATTGATTTTTCTTGGTTTTCTAAGATAACAGTGGTTACTGCCCTTTTGTAAGCATCACCGATTTTTGGTAAATCTGTGTGTTCTAGGACTGGCTGCCACTTTTCCTGTAGATGTTCTGTCTGGAACATTTTTAGTTCTCCTTGTTTGAGATTGTAATATTATTTATAAAAAACGAATCTTTCATCGTTTAGTCGTTAACTCGCTTTACATTTTTGGTAATCGCACTCATATAAGCACTCATAGCACCAGTGGTATCAAAAGATTCTAGATGCTCTTCAACATCATCTACTGATTCAGCGACAGTTGTTGCCTTAGGAAAATAACTTTCCTTTAGCGTTTCTAATTTTGCAGCGAAACTTTCTTCCGTTGTAAAATCTACATCTTCTGCGAGGGACTTAAACTTTTCAGCTTCAGTGTCAGCGAGGTCAGATGAAATTTGCGAAAAGACAGATTCACGAACCAATACGTCTTTTTCACTTTTCAATGAAGCGGACTTAGCGATTTGTTCATTCAATTTATCTTCTAGCTCACCAATCTGTGTAGACTGTTGACCTAAAATGTCATACTTCTCGTCTGGTACATCTATATAGTGTTCTTCAAATAGTGATTTCAAACCAGAAATAAAGTCTTCTGCGATTTCACCCTTCAGTCCACGTTCAATAGCAATTTCATTCTCTTTCATCCACTCTTCTACAACGTAGTTCATGTATGCATCGACTTTTTCAGTCAATTCAGTTTGAATAGATTCAACTTCTTCAGCAATCTCTTGCGTCTTAGCTTGTTCAATTCTAACTATTTCGGAACGAAGTTTTGATTTTACAGCAGCTTCAAAGATTGTTGATGCTTTTTCTTTAAATTCTTCAGAAAGGTCTTCACCTTGTACAAGTGCAGTTACATCTTCAGAAACATCTACAGTTGATAAACGATCTTCCAAAGTAGCTTCATCTACCTCTTCTGTGTCATCTTCGTCTTCATCTTCATCGTTGTTCATTGCTTCGTATGACGCTTTCAGTTCAGCTGCTTTCATGCCTTCCATCTTGGAATACATTGCTTTCAACATTTCTGCTTTAGTCATATTCTTGCCTTCATCCAGTTCATCACCTTCGTGATTGAGTTCAGAGTCTTCTTTGGTTTGCTTAGGGGCCGCTGCCTTTTTAGACTTTGCAGATGCCTTCTTACCTATACTGTCTGTTGAATCTGGTTCAACTACAGCTTTACCCAAATCTTCTACTTCACCCTCTGGCTTTTCCATCGAATCCCCTTTACCAGCACCATCGGTAACTTTTTTTGCTTCTTCAAGCTCCAAACTTACCTGTGCTTCCAGTTCTGCGATTGTCTTGTCTAGTTCTGACATTCGGATCTCCTTGAGTTGTTTTGTCTTATCATAATCATATTTATAATAATTAAAGTTTCGACATAAATTTAGCGAAGGCGAGTGCGGAAACATTTGACAGTCCCTTTCGTACACCTTCATTTATGTCCTGTTTGATTTCATTAACATCTACTTCTCGTAGAATGCCGTTGTTCCAAATCCACTCCTTACCTTCCATAATACCTTCAACGAAGGCTTGTGGGGCAGAAGGGTCTGCAACAATATCTGCCGCAGTGGCAAGATAAAAATCATTTTTCACATAAGATGCACCGCCCTTAGATTCGATAGACCCCATACCTCTTGAAGAGACACCAAGTTTACCACCATCTTTGATTAGTGCTTTCGCAATTTCCCCCATCGGAGTTGAGAGCAATTTTGCTTCACCGACAAAGTTCTTTCCATCCGCTTCCAGTTTTGTGATCATGTGCGATACTCTGTCAAGATTGACAGTAGGGCCTTCTGGATGACCCAGTTCTCCAAACGCACGACCTTCAGCAACAAATTCTTTGTTATAACGTGCTACTTCTTTAGATAGCACATCCATTGGGTAGACACGACCATTTCGGTTTTTCATGTCTGCCTGCATAAAGATTCCACGAATCTTCATATCTTTACCACCACCTTCCTTTTCTTCGGTGATGTATTCTACGTCTTGTATAGTTTCTGCAATGAGTTTCATTTCAATTCCCCTTTAAGGCTGACTACCAACGGCTGTACAACTCATTGCAGCAGAACATGCAATAGTATCGCTTGATCTTTTGTCTATAAAAATTACTTGGTTTGCGACCAATACCACTGTTCCAGCATATGTCTTTGTACAAGTAATCGTATGGTTCTGTGAACTGCCATCAGTCAAACTTAATACTACGTTATTTTGTGCATTTTCAAATGTAGTTGCAAGACTAACTGTATTTGCATCTACCTTCCTAACAAAAAACAATCCAACACCTGCTAACTCAGCAATAACAGTTCCACTACCAGCAGAATACTGAACTTCATCTCCTGTAATAAAACCATGACTTGAAATTGTAATTGCAGCACCAGCAACAGCAGAAGCTGCGTTAAATGTACCAAGTGGCGCGGCAACAGTAACTGTTCCAGCGTTAGTCGCATTGACTCTAACTCTTGTTGCTCTACCTATTGTAGACGCGCCTGTTATGGCAGCGGCGGCTCCTTTTAAAATCATATCAGTATTTCCTAAATTGTAAGCATTTCTTTTTCGAAATAGTCCATAAGTGCCTTGGTAGGTACTTTGAAATTCTTAGAAACACTATTTATTGTTTTCTCAAAGGTATTTAGGAAATCTGTAGGTTTAGAATCCATTTCCTTGAAAATAGCGTCAACAGCCTTCTTCATCTGCGGAGATAATTTCTTATACTCCTTAGATGCTTTGTGCTCGTCATTCTCTGGTAAGTTCTGTATGAACTGGGAGAGAGTTTTACTCACTATCTTCTACCTCTGGAATGTGATGTGTCACAAAAGTTTGTGCAACATCTACTCTTCTTTTTTCTAATGCATCACCAACTTTAGAAGCAAGTGCTGTGTTAAAATGTGTTTCTGCTGCAAGGTTGTCACCTGTTGCAATAGAATTCACGAAATCTTGTACATTATCCATCTATTTATATCCTCTATTATTCATCATCTTCTAATTCAGTATCATCTGAATCCATCTCAGACTTATTCTGAGAATCAATTTCACTAATTTCTTCATCAGTCATTCGAAGAATTTTCTTCTTAACATATTCCTGTGAGAAGTATGTACCAACATACGATTCGATTTGACCAAGCATATCTAGCCTTTCTCTAAGAATCTCAGCATTCTTGAGTTCTGTAAAGTGTCCATCTTGCAAAAAGTCAAACTGGATATGTTCTTTTAACTTATCCCACTCATCAAGTGCAATAACACCTTTGAGTAGTAGTTGTGTCCTAAGCATATCTGAAAAAACAACTGAGAACTTCTTGCGAAGTCTTCCGACAAACTTGGTAAATTTAAGTTCATCCCTTGTAATGTTATCAGAACGTCCAATCTGGAATCCAGACTCTTCTGCAAGTCTAGACACTGGAACATTTAGTGAACGATACAGTTTCTTTTGGAAGTATGTGATATCATCAATCTCACCAAGGTTTGAACCGCCTGGCAAAGTTGTAATCTCAGTACCCCTACCACCTTCTCTACGAGGTAGCCAGAAGTCTTCCAGCATTGACATGTGGTTTCTATCATCTCTAATTTCACCAGTTTTCGCATCGTAAACCATCTTGTTTCGATAACGATTCATCACATCTTTTAGATATGATTCTGCTTTCATCTTTGGTAGATTACCCACATCAATATAAAATATACGTCTTTCTGGTGCGCGAGAGATACGATAGATAACTAACGAGTCCTCAATCATACGCAACTGATTGACAGGTTTGATTGCCTTGTTTAAATGTGAAAGAACAGCACCCTTAGACATATCAACAAGTCCAGATGGTGCATAGGTAATAGAATCATCAGTAATCTTTACACCTTGTGTTGCTCCACCAGCTTCACTCCAACCAGCTGGATTGTATAGATAATATGGAGTAACTTTAGTTACCACATCCATACCAGTTGCTTGGTCTCTTTCTTTATTAGTTTCTCGTACTTTTTTAATCTTACGAGGGTCAACATATCGAACTTCCTTAATACCCTTGCGAGGGTTTTTAGGGTCGATAATTTTATGATAGTAAAGTCTACCATCAACATACCATCGTCTGAAAATGTCGTGTCCTTTAGCATTAAAATCTAATAAGTGAAGAACCTCATGGAATTCCTCACGAATTTTAGTTTTAATTTTTGGGGAGACAGGCAAACGATCCAACAAAATAGATACTGACATATCCCTTTCATCAGAAACGATTGCTTCATTTGTAATATCTTCTATCGCACTATCACACTCTGGTTGTTGTGCAATGTCACGATACCTTTTTATTAACGCAATCTCAGTTTTTTCTTGTCCGTCCATATCTAGAACAGATGCATAATGTCCACCGCCTGATACTACATCAAGGGTTCCATCATCAGAAGCAGGGGGAGTGAATCCATCATTCCCCCCTTCCTTACCTGATTTTGTTATTTTGAAACCGAATAGTTCCGCCATACTATAACTCTCCTAATTTTACCTTACTATTTAGTAAGTATAAAAAGCAGGATTATACACCGACACTAGTAAAGTCAGTATATCTCCAAGTTACATCAAAAGTTTCAACTTCACTTACAGTATCGAAGTTCAAATCAATTGGAGCAACAATAGTAGGCCAACAGTTCTTGAGCACATATGCCTTCAGAACATTGTTGTTTCTATCTAGCTGATGCACTTCCATTTGTGCATAATAGTCAGCTGGATTAGTAACACCTTGACTCGTTTCTAAATCGTTGATACCAGACATCCACTTTTCCATTGCATCTCTGAGAGCAAAAGTAGTCTCGTTGATACATGTGGTTGTCCAAGTTTCAAACTCACGGTCGCCAGCAAGATACAGTGTTCTGCCCCTAAAAGGAACAGGAACTTCTGTAATTGTTTGGCCTGGCAAGCTTGTTGCCTTAATCATAAAACTGGCATTTGCAGCATCCAATCCAGTAACAATACCTGCCGGTGCGGCAAGTACTACTTTGAATTGGTTTGCTCTTGCACCACCACCAGCGATATTGGCTTTAAACGCATTAATATTTGCAGTACTCATATTAGCCTCCTACCTCACTAAATGCTACGCCTGTTCTAACAGCGACAAAACTTAGTGTAATGAAGTTAATTGAACGAGCAGGTTTGATGTAGATATCTGCAACAAACTCATTTCTATCAATAATTTCACCTGTGTTATTGGTTCCATCACAAACTACTTTAAAGTCTGTAATGCCTCGTCTTCCTTGCACATCTCTCAAGAATGGTTCAACCATATTTTTGAACTGAGCCTGAGTGAAAGTATCGTTGTATTCAAACAACTGAAACCTTGCAGCAGTAGCGATTGCTTTTTCCAATGTAAGGAACAATCTACGGACGTTAATTCTATCGAATGAACTTGGACGAGTTAAAGCAGTCTTGTCACCGAATAGAACTGTACCTTGGCCTGGGAATGTAACAACTGGGTTTACACGAGCAGGATATAGGATGTCTCGTTGTGTCTTAGTTGGGTTAAACGCAAGTTTAACTGAACCACGAATCTGTCCTCTGTTGTAACCGCCTGGCGAGAACCAAGGGTCTGAAACATTGTCAGTGTTAGCACATAAACCAGCAATATCACCATTCAAAGGAACATAACGGAATACGTCTGAATACTTGTCGTACATATACTTGTATCCAGAATCGAATACTGCATACGAAGAACTTGCAAGTCCATCAAAGAACGTCTTTACGTTAGTGGTTTGAGTAGCACTAGAAGTGACACCCACTACATCTGCTCTACGAGGAGATATAAACACAACCATATCTCTTCTTGCTTCTGCAAGGGCAATCATTGCTGCTGCGTGTGCAGTACCATCTGTTGAAGCAGGTGAAGTACCAGCCATAATTAAGTTAACATCAACTGTATCAGCGTCAGAGAAATAATTATATGCAGCAGTTAATTCAGCTACAGTAGCAGTTGTGTCATCTTGTCCGATAGTTAAAAGGTCAACTAAAGGAAGATGTGCAGCATCAAATACCTTATCAGTACCAGCAGATGTAAGGTTAGTACCCCAATCAGCAGCACCAGAGGCAGGATGATCCATCCACCAAACATGAGTAGATGATCTATTTAAAACAGTTGGATAGTATGCAGTTCCACCTTGAGGTGTTTTTGCATTTGGATGCTTGGAAAGGTGAGCGTGAGTTTCGATAACACCACTACCACGATTACCAGCAACATCAACATCGTAACCAGTAAGGCCACCATCTTGGTCATATACTACAATATGCAATTCGTCTTCAGCAATTGGTAAACCTTGACCCTTGGCCCAAGCAGATGTGCCTGGCGCTGAATCAAATAAGTCGTAAAATCTCCAACGTCTGCGAATTACAGTGTCGTTAAGAACGATACTTGTTAGTCCACCACCATTCGGATTATCCAATTGACGGATAGTAAGAACGTGTGTTGAGATAGATACTACTGAGTACTGTTGTCCAGAAGCTTCTTGGAAGAATACGATATCTCCAACAGAAAACTCTGCACCATCATCTACTGTGATAGCAGTTACACCAACAGCCGCATTACCTGCCATGTTTACTTTGTTGTCAGCTGGCAAGGTGAATTCATATGCTTCAGCAGAACCACAAGTGGCGACACCGATTGAGTTACCCCATAAGCCTGGGTACTTAGATGAAAAAGAACCTACACTACCAGAACCATCTGCGAAGTTGTCTTCATAAAACTGGTCGTTAGTTATTCTGATTCCTAATTTAACAATAGTATTATTAGAACCAGATGCTGGAGCATCAGTAAATGTAATACTAGTTGTTCCATTAACTGTGAATGCTGTTGTTTTGGTGCCTGCAATAGTCACTTCTAATAGGGATGCATCTGATACAGCGGTAGACATTGTGAATACTGTTGTAGATGCGTTACCAGTAAAGGTTCCGATTGTTGCCCCGCCGTTTGCTACAGCGTTACGAGCTCCGTTGTTCGCACGAACTAC